TTTAGGTTTGCAAGGCAACTTGACCGACGTTCGCAATATGGGCACGGGCAAGTCAATTCGAGGCTCGTATGAGATAGGTGACCCGTTTGGTTTGGGCGGAGACCTTTCTGCAACGGGCTCCTACAAAAATCCCATTGGCGGTAAGAGTGCTGCCGAGGCCTTGTTCCGCTACAAGTTGAAGTTTTGAACGGAGGGTTTCCGATGAAGTTACTAGCCATATTGTTTGCAACATTAGTCTTCAGTTCATCGGCGCAGGCTGGTGTGACGTTGTGTCAGGGTAAGTACGCGCTTTGCGCGGCTTCGACGTGCCAGCCGACGGGAAAGATGATTTCCGCGAATAACGGCAAGACGTACCCGGAGGTTGTCTGCAAGTGTCCGATTCTAGAAGGCGAAGCCGTTGCGGACACTAGCATGGGGAACATGCAGGGGTCGTGTGCCCCAACGGATAGCGAGCATGTGTGGAGTTTGTTCGCCCCCAAAAAGTACTATCCGCAAGAGGCGAGCGGGTTCAGCAAGCTCCCCGAGAAGATGAAAGCTGCGGTACAGCGATGTGACGCAAGTTTGAATCAGGGGTATGAGGCGAGCAACTGCTTTAGTTTTAACTGCAAGATCGGGTCCGGTGGCATTGCAGTCTGCCGCTGCCCCATGGGGCAGGTTCCAGCGAACACGACATTTCTGACGGAAGCGGGGCAGGGTAACCCGGAAGCTTGCTATCAGCACCCTGTAAGCTTACCTGTCCAACAGTAGCAAACAAGTCTTTTACGCCCGTCTGAATGCGGGTAAGGTAAAGGGCGGGGAAGCATCAAAAAGGAAGAAACGCAATGACTAATGTAATGGGACGAGAATTTCCGTATACGCCGGAAGGTAGGGCGGCGGCACAGCAGTATTCACAGGCCATGGGAATGCGCAACCCCGGTCCTATGGGCTTTCGCCCGTTGGGGTATGCCGACGGCGACGCGGTTAATGCAAACAGGCAGATCTACAGTGATTTTAAGACGGCCCTAACTGAACTGCCTGAGAATAAGTTAGCCGAGTACATATATAATAACCTGAGTAATCTTAAATCTATGTCGGAAGCGAACCCCGCCGCCGCCGCACAACTCGCCGATGCCATGGAGAAGTCAGGGTTCGAGGGGTACATGCGTAATCTTATACAGGGCGCAGGGCAGGTGCCCGAAGAGCAGGGCGGCAACTTTACCCCCACCGGTGCGATTCTTGACGAAGTTCCGGTGATGGCTCCTACAGGAGGGAGGCTTTCGGACAGAGACGTAGAGAATCTTATGCGGCCCCAAGGGCAGGTGCCCCCGCCCGAAGGGCAGGTGCCCCCGTCGTGGGGGGAGAACCTGACGCAGATACCTGGGCCGCAGGGCCTCCTCATGGATCCTCTAAACCCCGACATAGATTCTATAGAAGAGTTACCCAATCCTCCCTGGATGTCAGACCCTCGTTTTAAGGGTTACTACAATCCTGATCAGCTAAATCCGTTTTTCAATCCCAACGAAATTGGAGTTGCAAACGGCGGATACATCACGCGCAATATGAACCGAGGCGGTCTTATGTCTTTGAGGCGCAGATAAAAATGGCTAGAAACCCGCTTCCACGCAGTAATTTTGGTACGGCCTCTCTTGTAGAGCGCCGTAACGACATACCGACAGTAGATCTGGAGGCCGGTCCCGATGCGGAGGTCATGCTGGATGACACCAGCATCATAGAGACCCCGGACCTTAGTATTGAACTGGAAGATGACGGCGGCGTGGTCGTGGACTTTGATCCGGTTGTAGATCGCCCGGAGGGCGGCGGGTTTTACGACAATCTCGTAGAAGAACTGGACGACAATGTTGCGTCGATAATTGCTTATGATCTGTTGGATCAGTACGAGGCCAACAAGGATGGCCGCAAGGACTGGGAAGAAACGTATCGCACGGGGCTTGAGCTTCTTGGTTTCAAGTACGAGGAGCGTTCGGAACCTTTCCGGGGCGCTGCCGGTGTGACGCATCCGCTTCTTGCAGAAGCCGTGACCCAGTTTCAGGCGCAGGCTTTCGGGGAGCTTCTTCCTGCCGGAGGGCCCGTAAATACGCAGGTCCTTGGGAAGGCCACTCCGCAGGTCGAGGATCAGGCCGAGCGCGTCCGCACGTATATGAACTATCAGATCACATGTGTAATGAAGGAGTATACTCCGGAGTTTGATCAGATGCTGTTCTACCTGCCGCTTGCAGGTTCCACGTTCAAGAAAGTGTATTACGACGAGTTCCTTGGTCGCGCGGTGAGTAAGTTTGTCCCCGCGGAGCAACTGGTCGTACCGTATACCGCGACCGATCTGGAGACCGCGGAGAATGTAACACACGTCATTCAGATTTCCGAAAACGAGCTTCGCAAAAAGCAGGTTGCGGGGTTTTATGCCGACATAGAGGTTTCCGCGTCTCAGTCAGATCCTTCCGAAGTTCGCGAGGAGATGGACGACATTTCGGGCATAGAGCCCAGCCGTCTGGACACCGAAGTAACGCTTCTGGAATGCCATGTAGACTTGGATCTTGAAGGGTTCGAGGACGTTGGGGAAGACGGAGAGCCGACGGGAATCAAGCTTCCGTATGTTGTTACGGTGTCCGAGGACAGTGGTGAGGTTCTCAGTATCCGCCGCAACTACAAGGAGGACGACGATAACCGGAACAAGAACCAGTATTTCGTTCACTTCAAGTTCCTTCCCGGCTTTGGCTTCTATGGCCTTGGTTTGATCCACATGATTGGCGGATTAAGCCGCACGGCCACCGCAGCACTGCGTCAGCTTATCGATGCAGGGACCTTGTCCAATCTCCCGGCGGGTTTCAAAACTCGTGGGCTTCGTATACGCAATGACGACGAGCCTCTGTCGCCGGGCGAGTTCCGCGACGTGGATTCTCCGGGCGGCGCAATCCGCGATTCTTTGATGCTGCTTCCGTACAAGGGGGCCGATCAGACACTCTTTCAGTTGATGGGTTTCTGCGTGGAGGCCGGTCAGCGCTTTGCGGCGGTTTCCAACTTGCAGGTAGGCGACGGTAACCAGCAGGCCGCGGTCGGTACTACCATTGCAATGCTGGAGCAGGGCGCAAAGGTAATGTCCGCCATTCACAAGCGGATGCACTACGCCCAGAAAGAAGAGTTTTCACTGCTCGCAAAGGTGTTTGGCGAATCCCTGCCCCCTGAATACCCCTACAACGTTGTGGGCGCGGAGCGGACTATTAAAGCGGAAGATTTTGACGATAGGATCGATGTTATTCCTGTGTCAGATCCAAACATCTTCTCCATGTCGCAACGGATCACTCTTGCACAAACGCAACTCCAGTTGGCCCAGTCGGCTCCGGAGCTTCATAATGTGTACGAAGCATTCCGCCGTATGTACAAGGCAATTGGTGTTCGGGACGTAGATTCAATCTTGAAGGTCGTTGATCAGGAAGAAGAGACACCAAAGGATCCGGCGGTTGAGAACTCCGAGGCTTTGGAAAATGTAGAGTTAAAGGCGTTTCAGGGGCAGAATCACAAGGCTCATATAATGGCGCATCTTGTGTTTGGTTCGGCTCCTTTAATCGGACAGCTTCCCGCTGTCGCAATGTCCTTGCAGAAGCACATCATGGAGCATGTTTCCGTTCAGTCCAAGGAGCAGGTTGCTTCTCAGATGATTGATCAGCTTCAGGGTCAGGCCCCGACTGAGGAGCAGAGTCTTGAAATAGAGTCCATGGTCGCAGAGTTCATCGCGCAGGGTATGCAAGAAGTAAAAGCTATGAGCGCCGAAATAAGCGGCGGAGGCGGAGAGCAAGACCCTCTTATTGCTTTGAAGCAGCAGGACCTGGAGATGCGGGCCAAACAGGATGCGGCGGAAAATCAGGTGGATCAGTCAAGACTTGCGCTGGACCAGCAGAAGGCGCAGGCCAACACGAAACTTGGCATGGAAAGGATCCAGTCACAGGAAGGAATTGTGGCTGCTCGTATACAGGCTGCTCGCGAACGCGAGATGATGAAACAGAGAAGTTAATAGGAGACTATTATGGCAGGAAAAAAGAGTTCAGTCGGCGTTGCACGGAAAGGTATCGTGGTAAAGGATCAGGGGTACGTTCCTTACAACGACGGCGAAGTCGAGAAGACGCCGGATGTCGCGAAAGGCTCCGTGGTTGCGGGTAAGAACCGCGGCATGGGCGACGCTCTTCGCGGCGGCACGTTTAAAGTTTGTTGAATAAGGAGAAAAGCGGTGAGGTGGATCACCTCTGCGAGTACGGTCATTTTACTTATGGCCGGGATGCTCTGTGAGTTGTGACAGAAGCTCAGAGACGCACTCGATAACCCACTTTTGAGGAAATAGACATGGCAAATCGGAAGCAGATGCAGGAGAAGTCGATGTACGCATCGCTTGATATGGACGGCGACGGCGTGGTCAGTGATCCGGAGCTTGCGGCTAGTGCCGCGTTGGAGGCTGCCGAGAAAATGGACGCACAGCGTCGGATGGCTTGGGTGGCAATGGGGTCAATGATTGTCTTTACGTTCGCGGTTTTCCTCCCCATATTCCCAGATGCAAGAATTAAAGCTCTTTCAGACCTGTTTGGGCTATTCTATATCGGCCAAGCTGGGGTCGTCGGATCGTACATGGGCATGACGGCCTACATGTCGAAGGGCAAATAAGATGATGATGACGTTCACCTTGGGTGAGATTTTGATTATGAGCATGGTAATTGTCGTCATCATCATGCTGGCAAAGGGTAAATAACTTCAACTAAAGGAGAGAGTTATGAAAATATT